ACCGAGAACAGGAACATCCTTCGTGAAGACATTCCGTCGTTTCACTGTCGGCAAAGTTGTATTGCGACAGGAACTCCATCTCTTCGGGTTCGATGTGATTGTCGGTTATCTCGTCGTAATAAGCGTCGATTACCATCTCGACCTTCTCGTCGTCGTTCCATTCTGTGTCGACAATGGCTTTGCTCACCTCTACGCAAGTGTCTGTGTCTGCGTTCGGTGTTGTTGTTGTGAACTGTATTGTTTGTTGATTAGGCATGTTTGCCTCCTTCTACGCGTTGATGCGCGTTCTGTGTTCCCTTCGCGTTACGCGGGGAACTGTTCTTTCTGCTCGTCCTACCTCGGCTCACCGACGGCGGACAATCAAATCTAATACTGAATCGACCCGAAGCAAGGGAAAATTTCCCTATACCGACGGCATAGCTCTGCCCTTGCGTATGCATACGTGTGCCTATGCCCACGCATACCCGCACGCATGCGCACACCCACACGCGCCCGCGCGTAGAGAGAGATCGAGGTCGCGCATACGCGCGCCTGTGCCAGCGCCAGCGCCCGCGAACCCGATCACGTCGATGCGAATTGCGCACTCAACGGGAAAAGTCGATCCAACGCGAATCGCGTAGGGGGTCGGTCTCCTAACGTCACCAATCGGACAAATTACGCACATTTTTTTCATTTGAGAGGGTAGCTAAGCTAATGCGCAAGCAATGGCAAAATATAGCACTTCAACTTCTACTTCTACTTCATCTTCATAATATATATATGTGTGAATGTTATTGATTAAGAGTTGTTAAAATATTATTTTTATATAAATAAAAAGGAGGCTATAAATGGCTTTTGAATTAAAAGATGGTAGTGGATCGTTGTTTAAAAACTCATATAAAGAGGATGAGAACGATAAGAAACCAAACTACACAGGGTCGGTTAAAGTAAAAGGAACGGAATATGCGCTGGCTGGCTGGAAAACAGTCAGTAAGTCGGGTGTAACCTACATTTCCGTTAAAGTTAGCGACAAGAATGAGAAGCACGGGAACGATTTGCCCTTTTAATAATATAAGGAGAACGTGAGTACCATTGTGAACAAATCAACCTTTACTATGCTAAAATCAGACATAGATTACAGGGAAAAGTTTGAAGACACGCTGAAAAAATTTCAATATGAAAAATTATATGATAAAACAGCTCGCAAATGGATTGCTCAATCTTTAATAGACATATTATTATTAGATATGCCAGAATCTTCTGATAGCTTTAAAAGATACAATATATATGATCCAGATTGATTTAGGATGGGTACTGTTAGGAACGGCTAGTATACTTTGGGTACGAGGTTTAATATTGGCAATATTTAGGACGCAATATGAGTAAAAAAAGCAAAAGCTTCATGGGTGCAATCAACCCTACAATGGCTGGTAGATTTAAAAAATATGAAAATGGTGGAGAAGTAGAGGAATCAAACAGTACATTCCAAAACAGCCCCGATATGGTGGGTGGTAGAGATATGACCGCTATGTATAAACAATTTACAAAGGGAACAGATATTGGCACTAGCCTTAAAAATTCTAATCTTAAAAAAAACCCCCTTGGAGGAGTTCAGGATACATTATCTGTATTAGGTCTAACTCCAGGTATTGCTGGAGTTGCGGCTGATGTTGCTAATGCGGGACTCTCAATAGGTCAAGGTAACTTTAAAGATGGAGCCAGTAATCTTGTATCAGCAGTTGATCCAACTGGCTTATGGGGATCAGCGACCACGGGTAGCATGATTGGAACAAAGATCGGGGAAAAATTAGCTGGCATTTTTGAAGAAGGCGGTGAGGTTCCTAAAAAAGAGAAAAAAAGCCTACAGGATATAGTCTTTGATAGTTATAATGTCGAATATAAAGGAAAAACACCTCTTGGTCTAGACGAATTTCCCATGATACAGGATTTTAAAGAAAAAGGTAGACCTTCCAACCTTATAACACAATCTTATGAAGTTACAGACGATGATGGTAAAACACATTATGGGCTAGAAGCTTCTATGCACAAGGGGAAACTTACAGGTGAAGGAAAAGAAAAGGATTTAGGACTCTATGAGTCAGAAGAAGAAAGAAAAAACGCGGAAACCGCTATAAAACACTATCAATCTATGTTGTCTCCTTCCGATTTAAACATTAGAAGAGACGGCCAAATAACTGCAAACAACGTAAAAGCTTTACGCGCTGAAATAGAAAAAGAACTATTAGGCAATTAATGCATGAAGCTTGTCCAATGCAGAGGAAAGAGCTTCGAGCTTTATGAATATCCTGACTGTACTAATCATGGCATTAATCCCATTGCTAATTGGCGTGATGCTCGCAAGGGCGAATGGATTAAAACCGCCGACGGTAAAGTCATCAAGGTACTTGGGCGAACTGTTAAAAATCCAAAAACATCGAAGAAGCCAGTCACGTACATCAGGACTGGATATGGAAATAGGCCAACGTATAAGAAAAATATTTACGCATCTAAACAGAAAGATTGGCACAACGATCACTATTATAAAGGGAAAGGACTAACACGCGATGTCAGACCAACCGAATTGCAAAACGCATTTGTTGACAATCTCACTAAGTGCGGAAGTATCAACGACCACGGTATGTGGACAGCAGACAGTATCGTGGATGCCTACCAATCTATCTATTCAGACAACAACCCCACACAAGCACTTAGACGCGGCATGGCATTACTCAAGCGCGACTATATTAAAAGGAGAGTAGCAATGAATATGAGAGATAAACTTGTTGACAGCGGACTTGATGATGACTGGGTAACTGAAAAGTATAGAGAGCTTGCAGAAAACTCAGAAACTCCAGCCGCAACAAGACTTAATGCCGTTAATAAGGTAAGCGAACTATTGGGACACAATGCAAAAGAGAAGACCGAAGAGCATACTGAAGGTATAATAGCTTTAAGCGATGGTCAGATAAAGCAGTTGGCTGGTATACGTAAAAAGTTTATAGAAGAAGAATACGTTGGAACAAGTAGTAAAAAAAGAACTATTACAAAAAACTGAGTTTGAGATAAATAGAGCTGAAACTGGTTGGATCGTAATAGAAGGTAAAAAAATGCCTGTAAATGGACGTGTAGCTGGTATTATTTTAGACCTTTTAGCTGAAATAGAACAATTAAATGAAATTATTAAGACTTGCAATATAGGACATGGTGAAGCCTGATAAAAAATTAAAACATTTATCTAACGATGAGAGGCGAGATTTATTAAAAGCTATGTATTTAGATATATTTACATTTGCTGAAATACTATTTGGCGATCCAGATAATTCTATGCATTATCATATAAGGAATAAATCCCCAGAATTTCACAAAGAGATAGCTCAGGAGTTGTTAAAAATGAAATCTGGCGATAAAATAGCTGTTGTGGCCCCTCGTGACCACGCTAAGTCGACGTTTATAAATTTAATTTTTCCGCTACACCGTATTTTGTTCGGCGAAGAGCGTTTTATTTTGCTAATTTCTGAATCTGAGATGCAATCTAAGTACAATTTAGAGTCTTTAGGCAACGAAATTGAGTACAATCCTAATATTCACTACTTTTTTGGCAACAGAATGGGTAAAATATGGGGAAAAGAGGAAAAAGAGATCATTGGTAGCTATGATGAAGACGGAAATCCCTCTGTTATGTGTAAATGTTTAATTCGTGGTACTGGACAAAAGGTTCGTGGACTAAAATATGGAGCTTATAGGCCTACCTTGACTATAATCGACGATGGCGAGGGTGAGGCTAACTCAAATACTCCAATGGCGCGCGATAAATTTAGAAGATGGCTAAATGCGGTCGTTATTCCAGCTTCAGGTGATGCAAAGTTATGTTTTATTGGAACTATTGTAGATGAAGAGGCGTATTTAAACAGAATTGCAGGGCCAAAAGCTTACGATAAGCGGGGTAAATACAAGGTAAAGGGTTGGAGGTCTCTATTTTATCAATCTGTGGTACAAAAAACCAAAAGCGGAGTTTTTGTTAGTGAGGGTAAAGAGGTTTACGAAAAAGGAAGAAAAACACCAAAAGTTCTTTGGCCAGACAGAAGACCTTATAAGTGGTTAAAAGCAGAAAAAGAAAGATTAAAATCTGAGGGTGATATAGCTTACTTTTACCAAGAGTATCAAAATATACCAATGGATGATGCTTTTAGAGTATTTAAAAAGGAACATATTCAATATTGGGATGGTAGATATATACATGAGGGTGGAAAAAACTTTATAATGAGAACAGATGAAGGTCGAAAGACGCAGATACCTGTAAATATATTTATAGGCGTTGATCCAGCATCAAGTGAGAATGTTAAGGCTGACTATACTGTGGTAATGTGCGTAGCTGTCGATCCAGAGTATAATATTTATGTCGTAGATTATTTTAGAGGGCAAGTTTCCCCTATGGATGGAGCTACTCAAATTATGAATTTTGCAGATAAATACCACCCCAGAGATATTAGGGTGGAAAAAACTGGACATGTTATGTTGTCCGATTATTTAATAAGAGAGTCAAAAAGAACTGGAAGATTTTTAAACATATCAGCAAAAGATGCGATCAAAACAAAATATTTTAGAATTAAGGAAATGCAACCGCTCTTTGCGTCAAAAGCTATGTTTTTAAAAGAAGACCAAGATGAGTTAGAGACAGAATTGTTATCATTTAAGGAACATGGTCAGTTTAAAAAAGATACACTTGATGCGTTAAGATGGGCAACGGAAGACGTATTTGCTCCGCATTTAAAGCTTAAAAACGGAGAGTGGACAGAGAGGTCTGGAGGCTTTAGTGGGGTAGATTGGGAAACAGGTGAATTTATATATGCTTAAATACCTTATTATTAGTAAAATAGGGACAATGAAAAGGCGATCTAATGGCTAAGAAGTACGGCGTTTTACCAGATATTTCAAAAAATGAGACTTACGAAGACGTAACAGCCGACTCGGTTAGAGAAGAATATCAATTATACGAAAGCACTTCTAGCGAATATAGATACCAAATGGCAGAAGATTGGGAGTTCTATTTAGGTTCTCAATTATCTACTAAACAAAAAGAATATTTAGTTAGTGTTGGGCAACCACCCGAGTCTAACAATAAAATAAGACCTGCGGTTGAACAAATATTAGCTAATGTGGCGGCCGCACCACCACAGTGGCACTGTATACCTGTAGGAAAAACTGATTCCGAACTTTCTTGGATATACTCTCAAATATTAGACAGGGTATGGGTTGATTCTCAGGCTGGC